AGTGGCCCGCCCTGATCGGCCGCTGGACATGGCCGGTCCGCGAGCGGCTGGGATTCCTCACGCAGATCCTCCAGAGCCACGACCGGACGGAGCAGCGGATCTCGCACCGGTGTGACGGATCGGGCAACGCGGTCCCGACTCAGAGTCTCGCCGTGCGGATAGCCGTCTGGGGCGAGGCCGATTGCGCCAGGATGGAGGCCGTCCTGCACGGCTGGCTGAAGGACCCGTGGCACGTGCCCATCTGGCCGATGGCCCGGGTCCACACGGCGAATCTGCCGGCGGGCAGCGGCTCGATTACCGTCGATACCCGCTACGCCGATTACCGGGCCGATGGCCTCGCGATGATCTGGCAGAGTTCCGGCTCCTATGAGGTCGTGACCGTGGCGAGCGTTGCCGACAATGCCCTGACCCTGGACGGGACCACGGTGAACGCCTACAGCGGGCACAAGTGGATCCTGCCCTGCCGCATCGGCCGGATTCTGAGCGCGGGCCAATGGCAGCGGTACCACGGTGGGGCTTTGGTCGATCTGGAATGGCAGATCGAGGACGTCGCGGCCGTGACGGGCTACACGGCCGGGATGACCTACGACGGTATGACGGTCCTGACCGATCCGGCGGACTGGCCCGGCGATCACGGTGAAGCGGTGCACGATCCCGATATTGCGGTCCTCGGCGGCGATACGGGCCCCTTCGAGATCATCTCGAACAGCGACTACAACGAAACCGCACAGTCGCACGTCTGGCACCCGCGGACGTTTCAGGCGTGTTGGGAACTGCGGCAATTCCTGCACGCCGTGCGGGGCCGCCAGCGGGCGTTCCTGGTCCCGACGTTCCGCAGGGACATCACGCTATCCCGCCCGGCCGGTGCGGGCGATACGAGCCTCTACGTGGTCAATCGCGGCTACACGAGCAATATGGGCACGAACGCGATGCGGACCTATCTCGCCTTCCGGCCGGCGGGCTCCGCAATCATCGTCAGAAAAGTCACTGCGGTCAGTGTGGTCAGCGGCTCCGAGGAGAAGATCGGCCTGAACGCCGCACCCGGCGCAGCCTTCGCGGCGGGCCGGCATCTCTGCTGGGTGGACCGATGCCGGCTGGCCGAGGACGTGATCGAGTGGACCTGGCACAAGCGGGGCATGGCGACGTGTGGAACGAATCTAATCAGAGTATCCGGCTGAATTGGACAGCCCAAGGTGATCTATGGCGCTCGACGCGAACACGGTTTGGGAAATCAGGACGGACGGCAACGCGAACTATGGCGGCGGTTTTGCCTGGCTATCTTTGGTGAGCGCCACGTACAGATGGACCGCCTCCGGCAGCGGCACGAACGAATACTATTGCGAGGCGGCGGCGGGCGGCGATCCCTCGCTCACCGAGGCCAAATGCTGCTCGCTGAACGGGGCATTTACGCTCGCGACGAACGGGACGCTCGGCAGTTTGAACGCCAGCGAATGGGACTGGGGCGACAACGATTCCCTCGGGTACAACACGGTCTACGTGCGCTTGGCCGACGGCGCGGACCCGGACTCGAAAGAGCCCGGCTTCGTCCAGATGGGCAAGGGCGGCGGCTACGACTACTCCCAGCAGGCGGCGGCGCAACTGACCCTGACCGATTTGGCCTGCGCAGCGGCCTCGACGACGCTGACCAGCGCCACGGGCGGATTCACAGCCCTGATGGTCTATAATGTGATCCATATCGTCTCGGGTACGAACGATATCCCTGGCTGGTATCAGATCACGGCCTATTCCGATACGAACACAGTGACTATCGACCGGACCTGCGCGACGGGCGGGGACATGTCGGCGGCGACGGGCAGCGTGGGTGGTGTGTGGGAGTTCGGTACGGCGGTGGATGATGATTTTTTCGAGGCGAAGGTCGCGGGGAACATCGTCTTCATCAAGAGCGGGACGCACGCAACGCTAGGTGAAACCATCGCTGCAAGTCCTGCCGGTACGGGGGCGTTGCTGATCCGGGTCATTGGCTACGACACAAGCCGTGCCGTTCGTCCCACGGGCGACAACCGGCCGCTAATCCAGTGCGGGGCGTATTATTTTCAGGCCAGTAGCGGCGGTTGGTGGACATTCGAGAATCTCCGGGGAACAGGGACCTCCTCTTTTGTGTTTTATTTTGTGGGTGGTAACTGTCTTGCCTATAACTGCAAAGTGACCAATTCGAGCGGAGTGGCGAGCCGGGTTGCCTTCCAGGGCGGTAGCGGGACGACAAATTATTTCATCTGTTGTGAGGGCATTTCCACAAATGGCACGGCGTTCACTACCGGCGTCTTCGTACACTGCTACGCCCACGACAGCGTTACCACCTTCACGGGCGGAACGCTCATGCTCTTCTGTGTCTCAGACACCGGCTCGACCTATGGTGTCAGTCAGGCGAGCGGCCTGACGATGAACAACACGTTCTACGGCAACGGGACCGGACTTTACATCAGCGCCACGACAACAATGTCCATCGTCATCAACAACATCTTCGACGGCAACACGACGGGGATCGATGCATCGGGGGCGAAGGGTTCGACCCTGCTGCTGTTCAACTCTTTCGACAACACGACGGATCTGGCGGCGAACGTGGCCGGGGCTATCCAGGACGGCAATCAGACGGGCGATCCGGGCCTCAATAATCCGGCGGCCGGGGACTTCTCGATTACCAGTGGTGATGCCGAGGTCTATCAGACCGCCCTGGATGTCCAGGTCTACACGGGGGCCATCGTTCGATCATGAGACTGTGCATCGGCGTATCGCAGACCGGCAGATTGAGCATCGGCGTATCCCAGGCCGCCGCGGCGGGCGGTTCGACCCCGTCATCGTCCCCTTCGGTGAGTCCATCCCAATCGATTTCCGCGAGTCCCTCGGAAGGGACGCCATCGACCAGCCCGAGCCAGTCGCAGAGCAGTTCGATCTCGGCGTCCCCATCGGTTAGCCCATCCCAGTCGGCTTCTGCAAGCCCCTCGGAGGGCACGCCGTCAACGAGTCCGAGCCAGTCCGAGAGTACGAGTATTTCGGCCTCGCCGAGCACATCCCAATCATCATCGCCGTCGGTCTCGCCGAGCAGTTCGATCTCAGCATCGCCTTCGACGAGCCCATCCCAGTCGGTCTCCGCCAGCCCCTCGGAGGGCACGCCGTCGGCGAGTGAGAGCGGGTCCCCATCGGCCTCCGCCTCCGAGGGTACGCCGTCGGTGAGCGCCAGCGAAACGCCGTCGACCTCGGTCTCGGCTTCCCCATCCGAGGGCACCCCTTCGGCCTCGGCCTCCGGCTATGACGAGAGCGAGGAGAGCCTGGACAATGCAGCACCCTACGAGCTGCACGAGTTCCGATTGGGAGCGACGAGCACGTACTGGCGGTACGCCGATGCCCCGGTGGACATCACCTACGATGGTCACACCTTCTTCGCGGCGTACGTGCAGGGCGGGCGGATCGAGCAGGGGACCACGGCCCTGAAGTCCAGGACGATAGTCCAGTGCGACTGGTCGAACCCCTTCGCGTGGCAGTACACGAGCTACGGTGTGGAGGAGCCGATCCATTACACCCGCTACAAGGGCCACGGGGCCGATGTGCAGGCGATCTTCATGGGCGATGTCGTGGACGTCGTCTTCAAACAGTCGGACCGCAAGGGCAAGCGCTGGGCGGAGATAGCGATTGACCCGCTGACGGCGGTGATGCGGCGGTCCGGCCTGGTCCGGCGGTACAGCCGCCAGTGTGACGCAGTGGTCTACGATGAGGTCTGCGGCGTGGCCCGCGAGACGTTCAAGGTCCAGGGCACGCTCGACAGCGTGACGGGCAACCTCTTGACGAGCACCACGTTCGCGACTCAGGCCGACGGCTGGTGGGCCGGGGGGGATATCGTGGTCAACGGCCAGCGCCGGGTGATCCTGGCTCACAGTACGGACACGATCCGGATATGGCCTGCGGCCTCCGGCCTGGCGGCGGGGCAGACGTTCGACGTGTACCCCGGCTGCGACCATCTGACGGCGACGTGCGACGGGAAGTTCTCGAACCTCGCGAACTATCCCGGCCAGCCGAACATTCCGGACACCAACCCGATGGACTATGGCGTAGTGACATCCTGAACGGGGAATCATGGGCATTGCGGAACTGATTTGGTTCATTGTCAAGATGGTGATCACCATGGCGATCTCCGCGGGGATCGCCTATGCCATCGCCCACAACAAAAAAGGCCCCAAGCAAAGGCCGGTCGGGACGGATGAATTCCAGTTCCCCACGGCGCAGGAGGTTCGCGTCCCGCCCCTGGTAAGCGGCACCCGGGAGGTGTTCGGTCCCAACGCCCTGTCCGGGATCTTCGATCGCGTGACGTTCGTTCGGAGGCGGTATGACGAGAAGGTGAAGTTCTATTGGTACGCGATGGGCCTGCACTGGGGGATCTGCAACGCCGATGTGGATGGGATCGTCCGGATCGATTTCAACAGGCTGACCGCATGGCCGACGGCGAAGGACCCAACGGATTTCGCCGCCGACGGTGTCACGTCGATCTCGATCACGAGCAATGCGGCGGGGAGCCTGTTCGGTGGCTACTACAAGGAGGGCGGCATTCGGGGCGCGATCCGCGTCCAGTACGGGGGGGCGGCCCAGACCTTGGACAGCTACCTGTCCGCGAACCTCGGCGCCACGCAGCCGGCGTACAAGCAGTTCACCGGCGTGATCTGGGAGCGGCTGTTCGTCACGAGCACGTCCCAGATCCCGGCCATGAGCTGCATGGTCCGGCGGCGGAACAAGCACCCGGACGGCACCGCGATGTGGTACGCCGCGAAAGCCCAGATCACGCTCGACGGCGACTCCGACCTGGTCCACCTCAACGCCATACACTTTCTCTACGAGCGGCTGGTCTGCCCGCTCTACGGCCTGGGCAAGTCATCGACCGACCTGGGGTCAAGCTGGTCCGGTGCCGCGGACACCTGCTATACGGACGGCTATGGGATCTCGAACGTCTGGGACTCCGCCCCGGACGATATCGAGAGCATCGTACAGCGGGTCGAGGGGATCATCGAGGGCAAGGTCTACCAGGACCCGACGACGGGCAAGTTCGAGATCGGCCTGATCCGCAATGACTACGACGCCGGGACGCTGGAGCAGTTCGATGAGGGCGACTTTTGGGTCGAGGCGATGGCCTCGGGCTCGCCCGGCGGGTTGCCGACGCAGACGATGGTGGAATGGTTCGACCGGGCGACGCGGCAGGCCCGCCCGGCGTACAGTGACGACTTGGCGATCCAGACCCGCCAGGGCGGCGCCAGGATCATCAACGAGATCGATTACTCCGCGTTCGTCTGTTCCCCCGCGCTGGCGGCCCTGATCGCCAATCGCGAGCAGCAGCAGATCGTCGCGATGCCCAAGCGGCTGACGCTGCGGGCCTTGCGGACGATGGCGCACCTGCACGAGACGAGCGTGGTCAAGATCAGTTACGCAGCCCTGGGGATCGTCTCGATGATCGTGCGGGTCATCACGATCGACCGGGGCAGTCTGACCGAGGGCGAGTGCGTGATCGAGGTGATGGAGGATGTCTACGGCCAGGTGTACACGATGTACGGGTCCCCGCCGGCGACCGGAATGGGGACCGAGACCGAGACGCCCTCCGATTGGCCGGTGGATGAAGGCGTCTTGGAGGCCGCTGGGAGTGTGACCTCCATCGAGACCGGGCCCTACGGCTCATCGAGTCCGTCGGCGTCGATTTCAGTATCGCCTTCCGCCTCCGCGTCGGAGGGCACGCCCTCGGCGTCGGTTTCGCAGTCGCCGAGTCAAAGTCCGTCCCAATCCATCAGTTCGAGTCCCTCGGCCTCGCCGAGTTCGAGTCCGTCCCAATCCGGCAGTTCGAGTCCATCAACCTCGCCGAGCGCGAGTGCCTCGGCATAGGAGATCGCCATGCCCATTCTGCACACCGAAGGCCGCCAGTTCATCCTGGACGTTGCGATCCGGCAGGCGCAGGCCGTCCCGGCGGCGTACTACCTCGGCTGGTGTACGGATACCGATCTCGATGAGAACGCATCGCTAACCGATCTGACGGAGCTGTCGGGCAATGGCTACGGCCGCATCGCGATCAACTCGGACAACGTGGATTGGACTAGTGCGGCCGTGGGCACGAACGCATGGAAGGTCACCTCGAAGACCTGCACATTCACCGCCAGCGGCGGCAACTGGTCGGCATCGCCCCGGTGGTTCCTGGCGACGACGGCAGACGATAGCGGCAAGCTGATCGCCTCGGGACCGCTGAATTCCGGATCGCCCGTAACGCTTCTGGACCATACGGATTACGATGTCGCCGTGGTGATCACGCTGACGGTGACGAGCGGCTGGGTGCAGGAGGGTCTTCAGTACATGCTCGAGGTTGCGTTCACGGAGACGCAGAGCGTCCCGGCCAATTTCTACCGCGGCTTGGCGGCGGATACGAGCCTGGCGTCCGACGCCACGCTGGCATCGATTGCCGGGGAGCTATCGGGCAACGGCTACGCCCGGGGTGCCCTGGTCAGCGGCGCCGCCGATTGGACGGGCGAGGGGGCGGGCGACGGCGATTACCAGCTCGTCAGCGAGCCGAGCGAGTTCCTCGCCGATGGTGCCGCGTGGGCCAAGGCGATGATCGAGTTTCTCACGACCTCGGCCGATGGCAGCGGTGTGCTGCTCGGCTGGCGGGCCATCAATAGCGGCAGCGGCTACGCCCTGCCGGATACCGAGCGGTACGACGTCGAGACGTCTTTGCTCTTGACGGGATAGCAGTCGCGTCCTCCGTTCCTGGGGCGGCGGGGCCTTCCCCGCCGCCCCCTCTGCGAAGAAAGAAGGTCAATATGGAATTGAAGATCACGCCGGACATCCTCGAACAGCGGCAGCGGATGCCGCTGGACCTCAAGATCGATTTCACACTGTCCCGAGTCAAGCACTGGATGGACAAGTATCTTGGCAACGTGTACGTGGCGTTCAGCGGGGGCAAGGACTCGACGGTCTTGCTACACCTGGTTCGCAGCCTTTATCCGGAGGTCCCGGCCGTCTTCGTGGACACCGGATTAGAGTATCCCGAGATCCGGGAGTTCATCAAGGCGACGCCGAACGTCACCTGGCTGAAGCCCGCGCAGACCTTCCGGCAGGTGATCGACCATTTGGGGTATCCCGTAGTCAGCAAAGTGGTCAGCCGTGCGGCTTCGCGAATCCGTTCGCCGGGCAGTTCCGAGCAGTCCCGGCACAAGGCGATGTATGGGGATGAGCGGGGTTCCTACGGGAAATTGCCGGTCCGTTGGCGGTGTCTGCTCGACGCCCCGTTCAAAGTCTCCGACCGCTGCTGTGAGGTGATGAAAATCCGCCCGAGCCGGAAGTACCACAGGGACACCGGCCGGGCGGGGATCGTGGGCACGATGGCTGCCGACAGCAACTCTCGCTGCATGCAATACCTGGCGCACGGCTGTTACATGGATCACCTGAGCGTTCCGCGGTGCACGCCGATGGCGTTCTGGACGGATGCGGATATCTGGGAGTACCTGCGGAGCCATGGTGTGCCGTACTGCTCGATCTACGACACGGGGGTTCGTCACACGGGATGCATGTTCTGCATGTTCGGGGCCGCCCAGGAGCCGTCGCCGAATCGGTTCGAGTTGATGGCAAAAACACACCCCAGCCTGCACGCGTATTGCATGGACAAGCTGGGGTTGCGGGATGTGCTCAATTACCTATCGATCCCAACGGGATGCGAGCCGCCCACTGGGCCGCGGTCAGTCGCATCCGCCGAGCCAGATATGCCTCTCCTCGCGTCGGTTTCTTCGTGACATCCTTGGCATCGATCTCCACCACGACGCGGCCGGCGGACCGGCGGGTCCGATGCTTCCACGCCGAGACCGACTCGATCGACGGGTAGGCGTGGAACGCAGTCCAGTAGTACGGATTCGATCCTTCCTTGGCCCACACGACCTCAGCACAGATCCAGACGTCCATCAGCACGTTACGGGAACCGCCGAGGCGGTGGTAGAGGAATTGGGGTTGTCCCTCGACCTCTTCGAAGACTTTCCACATTGTCACGTCTCCCTGACCAATTCGCCGGTATCGACTGGCGGCAGCCCCAGGGCCGCCACGCACACTTCGGGATCATCCGTCTCGATCCATGCTCCTGCGCGGCCGTGGAGGAACCGCAGCATGTATCCATCGACAACCTCACCGGATGAGTCCAGCAGGACGCCGATGCCGTAATGGCTGGCGGGATGGTGCGTCACGTAGCGCAGCCGCAGCCGGTAGACCGAGCGGCTGTGAACGATGCTGTTGGGTTGCGGCAAGGAACACTCATCGAGCGGTTTGGGCTGATAGTCGGCGTCCACCGCGATGGCGGGTCGTGGTATACAGAGAGCGGCTTTCATGTTTTTTTTCTCCTCAATCCCTCACCCGGGACCATCCGCGAGTGACCGGGGTGAATTGTTGCTGGTGAATCACGCGGTAGTCGCCCGGCTCCAGGACCATCTCATGATGCTCCTCGTGAGTGATCGTTCCGCCGACGGGCAGACTGAGCCGGTCCTCCCGGAATCGGCCGGGTGCGGTGATGACGTGGGCATGTCCCGTAACCTCACCCTCCGCCAGGACCATCCGCCGGACTCGTTTCGGTGTGTTTTCAGGGCAGTCGCCCACCCGCACCAACAACACATCACCGTGTCTGTACATCGCACTCATCGCAATCTCCAATCTGGCGTTTTTACGGCCCTGCCACCGGGCCTGTCGGCACAATCGCCGGGATGCCGGCCATCGCATGGCCGGTCACCCGGATATGGTGTCACGTCTGGCGGGCGGGATCATACTCCGTTGGGGTCAGGCCGAACGTTGCCGCGACAGCCTCGCGGGCGGTCCGGCAGGCGGGAGGCACCTGGAGCCAGTACACCCGTCCGGTAGATGGGCAGACCACCCGGACAAACACGCCAAGGGTTTCGCGTCGCGGCTGGCTATGAGGCGGATTGGGGATCTCGGTGTACAGACGGCACAGCCGGCCGAAATCATCCCGTTGGAGCTCCTGGTCATCGAATAGGTTGGTCAGATCCTCGCCGCAGGCAGTGATGATCGCGCTGCGCCGCTCGGCGTTGCGCTCGGCGGCGAACAGTGCCCGATCCGCCTCCGCGCCCTGGGGGTGATAGATCACGGAGAGCGAGTGGCCGCGCCTCCGCCGGTAGGTCCACGGGCCGACGCGGATCTCTCTGCGATCAGCGGATATAGCAGGCACAGTATGCCGCAGGAGGGTGATCGTGAGCACATCGTATTTGCGGCTCGGCCAGGTTGGCCCTCGCCTCCGCTGCTCTACTGGCCACTCCACCTCCCGATGGTACGTCGCGCCGATCTCGGTGGGAGCATCCGTCCAGCGGATAGCCACGGTCTGACACCACGCCGTGGGGATCATCGCCCGGACGATGTGGGCATGGCGGCGATCCAGGTTCCTGCGGCGGTTCAGGCGCCGGCTCTCCACATTGGCCAGCTCATCGCGGCCGTGCAGACTGGGGGTGGCGTGCCGTGTGGGCACCAATAGTTTATCCGCGATACCAGAGAGGATTGCCCGCCCGGCATCGGCCGACAGGCCGAGGCGGCGGTAATCAGCGATGGCCCGGACATCAGCAGCAGGCATCCTATCAAGGAGCCGCGACCATACTATCGAGCCGCATTGCTCGCGGTACTGTTTGGCTGGGAGCGAGTCGGCCGTGAGAGTTTTGTTGATCAGCCGGGCCATGCGGGCGAGGAACTGGCTGACGGTGAGGCCCATTGGGGCAAGTTGTACGTGGATCGGGGTGATCGGTGTTGATTGCATGTTTGGTCCTTCCTGGCGACTTTTTGGCCCTGCCACCGGGCACTGGTTAATCATCTGATCTACTATTATGATAGACTCCCCAGCCGGATATTCCTTCAAAAAAATCTGCGAAAATTCAGAAAATCTGCGGACAAAAAAGCGGGGTTGCACCCCGGGAGGCTGTAGGCTGTAGGGGTTTTTGCATCGGGCGCTATAGTAGACCGCGTAGCCAGGGAATCCGAGGCACGCGGCGCCAATGGCAGGGCCGCTCGACCGCCTTGTGCGGCCGGCCTTTTTTCTGGTCCCAGACGCTGAGTATCCATTCCTGCCCGGCGGACGGCTCCGCCGGGAGGACATCGAAGGACTCGGGTCCCAGATGGATCGCGAAGGGACTGTCGCTCAGGTCGTCGAAGAGCAGCTCGACGGCCTCGGGCAGACCCATGGCCGGCCAGGGTCCACGAGACAAGATCACCTGCCTCGCCGCTCGCATGTCCTCGATGGCTGCCCGGTGCACATCGGGGACCAGCAGGCGGATCGCCCCGGCGTTGACGGAGCAGAAGAATTTACCGTATAGCGAGTGTTCGGTCTGCCAATAGTTCGTCGCGAGGATCAGGGGTCCGTGACTCTTGATTTCGAGGATCATTCGTGCTTTCTCCTGAGCCGCTGCGCCATGTCGTGTATCCACACGCGACGGGAGATAGCCCATACGGGCGCAACGAGTTGGATCAGCCAGAGCCAAATCGGGCAGTCGGGATGGCCCCATTCCCGGTTCGGATTTTCACGAGATGCGCAGAACGTGCATTCGATTAGCCCATATCGGCCGGATCGTAGGTAGAGGATCGGTGTGCCGATGGGCAGTCCGTCGCCGCAACTCTCACACAGGAGCGGCTCGATGGCGCGGAGTCGGTGCCGATGGATCATCATTAGGCACCCCATATATTCGGGGAGCCGACGGCCGTAGCGTCGATGTCCATCCGCTCGGGCGACAGATCGAGGGTGATCTGCCGAACTCCCTGAGCGGTGTGCCACTCATCCATGTCGTCCGCAGTGATTCGCACGCGGACCACCTGGATACCTCCCGCGCCGGGCCATTCACGGGCGGCCAGCAGACGGACCCAGCGGGGGGAGCGTCCCTCTGCACCGTCGATGGTATGTATGACGTGGGGAGTGTGAATTTCCCAGACGACGCGGCCGATGGTCATCTCGGGGCTTTGGCGAGAGAACCCGGCGGATTCCTCTCGGTCGTGCTGCTCGTTGGCCTGACGGATCTCCATCGCATAGCGCCGTTGGCGGTCGGCGTACTCGGGGGTCACGACCTGCCCGTTGCGATCTTGCGGGTACTTTTCCGCCGCCTTTTTGAAAGTTTCCCAATCGCAGCGGGACATCCTGCCGACGGCGTCATGGCGGGCTGTGTGGTGGGCGATTATGCAGAGGTCGGCACAGCCGTTTCCGCTGGCGAGGGCCGCCTCGATTGCCTGACGGGCCTCAGTGATGGTGATCGGTGGATTCGTCATGATCGTGCTCCTTCGTGCCCCGGAATCGCCGGGGTTGCGCCGCCGCGTACCCCGCGGCGGGAGGGTTGGCAGCTCTCATCGGCTGCCCACTACTACTATTATAGACTCCCCGCCCGGATATTCCTTCAAAAAAATCTGCGAAAATCTGCGAAATCTGTGGATAAAAAACCGGGTCAGCGGGCCGAGTTGATCCGGCTCCACAGCCGCCGCCGCTCCTGCCGCCGACGGAGCCACAGGCCGGTGGCGATTGCGGTGGGCAGGGCGATCAGGGCGGTCCGTGTTGCCCGCGATGATCATGATACGGGTCATTCGCGGTAGGGCGGCAAAAGCGCGGATCATCGCCTCCAGAATCTCGTACTTGTTGCCGGGCAGCTCCTCAGCGGCCCGGTCGAAGAGATCCTTTACGTCCCCATCGATGTCGTGGCTGAATGGGATTTTTTCTGCCATTTCGTGCACCTGTGACTCGATCATTTCATTTCTCCACAAGCCTTGAAATACATTGGGTTTGCGCACGGAGCAACCAAGCAAAACAAAGGACTTGGTACATTTTCCCAAGATTTTTCTAAGAAAACCCTTGACGTTTGCCGATACACCCTGTAGCTTCTCCACAGGATCACGGATGGCTTTTCGGTCGAGGATAGACCGGGTTTGAATTCGGGGAAGGACTCGAATGGTTGGCTGGCTCAAAACAAGTTTTCGGGGCGCATAGGGCGGCAACCCGTGTGCGCCTGTGGAGTCCGTTCCCAGGAATGACGGCTCGACGGTTCGGGCCGCGTGGTGAATCCTGCCTCCCCCCTCCGTGGGGCAGTTGAGGCAGGTCTATGATAACGGATGGGCCGGATGGGATCAAGGAAAATCCAGCAGGGGTGCAATCGTCAGCACGGTCAATGGGGTCATAAATGTCCCGGCCGCTCCATGCGTCACGCTTCCAACGAGCCCTCCTTCGGGCGGCGTGGGATCCTACCGGCTGCGGGCCTCGGCCCGTGTCGGGCCGCGTCCGCCCGCCTTTTTTGCTGTCTCGGGGTCCTCGGGATCAAACCCTCTCCCTCCGTCCCGGGGACCCTTCTTTTGTTCAACACGCCGCCGGGTCACCTCCGAATTCTCCTACCCTCAGACCCGGCGGTTTTTTCGAAATGTCGCTCGCTTCACGGGATCCCGGCCCCGACGCGGAGCGTCACGTCGGACAGGGGGGCACGGACGCCCCCGGGCCGGGTCCCTGGGGGCGGTAGCCGGTAGTCAGTAGTCGGTGAAAGGGCGTCGAGATGGCGTTCAGGATCACGGAGCAAGAGATCGAGGCCGTCGCCAAGGCGATGTGGGATGTCGATTGTCCCAACGACGGCACGCCGGCGTGGGACGCTCTCGGGCCCGGCGATAGTGAGGTCAAGGCTGCTTTTCGCCGGATGGCCTTGGCGGGTATCCGGGCCTGGCTGGCCCGGCCTCCCCGACGCGAAGCGGCGCTTCGGAGGGGCACGCCGATCGACGAAGCGGTGGAAAACTTCAAGCCGGGCGAGTCGGATTACGTGCGGGATGTTCTCCGCACGGCGGGCGAGGCGTTCGGCGGCGACGACAAGCCGGACCCACCGAAAAGCGGTGATCCCGAACGCAAGGCAGCGGAAGATGATTGAACAGCCACAGAGGGCACAGAGCATGGACGAAGAGAATCGGGTGGAGCCACAGCCGGCGGATCGTAGCGACAAGGACCGCGTCAAGGACTTGCTCACGGAGGCCCTGACGGGCACGAGTGCCAAATCGAAAACGACGCTGATCCGCGAGGCGTTGCAGATCGTCGAGCGGATGCACTGATTTTATCAGCACCCAGTTTTCAGATGAACGGAAAGGAACGGAAGATGAGCTTGAAGTTGAATCAGGTCATCGCCCTGGTCGGCGGTCGAAAGACGGCGATCCAGAAGCTGTTGACCACGGTGCATCACGGGTGGAAGGCGGACCGCGTGACGGGTATGACCCGGACGTACACGCCGAAGAATGAGGACGGAGAGCGGTTCCCCTCCGAGAACAAGGTCCTGCAACTGCGGGTTCTGGATGAACTCGCCAGGGTCAGGGCGGAGTTGGCGGACTTTTGGGACCTCGTGGCGCTCCAGGAATATTCCAACACGGCGGCTCGGTCGGACATCGTCGTGGAGGGCACGACATTGGCGGTTGATGTTCCGGTCAGTGCGTTGTTGTTTCTGGAGAAGCAGCTTACCGATCTGGCCACGCTGATCGGGACCCTCCCGACTCTGCCCATCGACAAGGCATGGAAAGAGGACGCGGGCAATCGGTGTTACGTCAGTGAGGCCGAGCAGACGACCAAGACCCGCAAGGAGCAGAAGCCGCTGGTCTTGTACCCTGCGACACCGGAGCATCCGGCGCAGACGCAGCTCATCACGGTCGATGAGACGATCGGCACCTGGAACACGGTCTACACGTCCGGCGCCATCCCCGCTTCGGGGCAGTTTGAAGCGTTGCAGCGTGTCGAGAAGCTGCGGAACGCGGTGAAGATCGCGCGGGAGCAGGCGAACAGTATTGAAGCCGGGGGCAACAATGTGGGCGCCGCACTGCTCGGTTACGTCTTTCAAAAGTAAATAGAGCGCAGAGTAAGGCTTAGATTGAGTCTTAGATCCTGCCTTGTAGGTTCGAATCCTACCCCGCCTATTTTCTCTGGGGGCGGGTGGCGCAACGGCAGACGCGGCGAAAGCCGGCGGGGATCAGTACCAGACTATCGCTCTAAGCTAAACGCGTGAGGCCCATCTGGTCGAGGTCCGTCTTTTGGATCGATTGATGCGAGTTCGATTCTCGCCCCCAGCTTTTGAAAAAACTCCGCCGGGGTAGCTTAACGGTAGAGCGGATCGATGTCAGCTTGATCGACGGATTAAACGAACAGTACGGGTGGGGTCGGCAAGTCCCCTCACAAACGCACTTGTAATGCGCATAGCTCCGGTCGGTCGGATAGTGCCGGCCGGGGCCTTTATTGCGGCGTAGAGCAGCAGGTCAGCTCGCTGGGCCCATAACCCGGAGGTCGCTGGTTCGAATCCGGCCGCCGCTACTGTTTCGAAGCCTGGTGCCGACAGGCGGTAAAATTTCGAGCCCCGTGGGGAACAGGCAGCCTACGGGGTGGTGGCAGGGGATCAGACTCGGTTGAAACGTCGTGAGCCATAACCCCTGCAGCGGTTCGCCGGCCCCGGCTGGCAGAACTCGCGGGCGTGACGGCCGCCAGAGGCGGCGTTCTTTGACAACTTCATAGGGTTCGTCGCTCGGCGATGGGCAGCGGATGTGGTATACTCGCTGCGGGTGTGATGCCTGCGGCCGATAGGAGGTGTCACATGCCTGAGCTATTGCTGAGTGAGCTGTTTGACAAGTTTTGGAGTTCTTCCGTCACGCAGGGCACCACGCGGGCCAAGTGCCGGTCCGCCTGGCGGGTGTTGGTGAAGCTGCTGGGCTCTTCGTTCCCGGCGGCCGACGTTGGCGCCCCGCAGATCGACGCCTATCAGCGTCATCTTCGCGATGAGGCCGCCAGCCGGTACGGCCGGGGATTCAGTGAGCACAGCGTCTTTTCCTATACCGCGGCGGTCGGTCAGGTCTTTTCCTGGTCCCTCGACGCCGGACTGGTTTCGGCCAACCCGGTGAGCCGGTGTCATCGGATCAAGGCGACGAAACGGAAGGTCCACGTCTACACCCGCGATGAGGTCGGCTCGATGCTGGACTGCGTGCGGGGCAATCCGGATCGGCAGATCGCGGCCCTGATGTGGCCGGACGCCGCCGGGGTGTTGCGGTGGACGGGGTTCTTTCTGGCTGCGTTGACTGGTCCGAGGGTCGGGGAGGTCTGGAATCTCCGATGGGACGATATCGACCTGGAGTCCGGCGTCCTGCAGATCCGGTCCCGTGCGGACAAGCTCGGGGAGTATTGGCGGTGGACGGCCAAGGGTAAGTCGGACCGCAGCGTGCCGATGAGCGATGATCTCTGGGCGGTCCTGTGCCGATTGCGGTCGGTTGCGCCGTGGCGGTATCCGTTTCTCAAGGAGCGGACCTGCAAGGCCAGGCAGACACAGGTGGGCCGATTGTCCGAGAGCCAGCGAAAGTATCCGTACAACAACTTCCACCGGGAGCTCCGCCGGATCGTGGCGGCCGCGAACGGCCATCGTTCGGCGGCCGGGTTGGAGCGCATCTCGGACGGGACATTTCACACGTTGCGGAAGAACGCGGCCACGCAGTTGGCCGAGCAGGGCGTGCCGAGCCACTACTGCCAAGCGGTGCTCGGACACGCCACTGATCGGCTTACCAAAGAGGTCTACACCTATGTAGACCAGCGTAAATGCCTGGAGGCGTCCCGCCAGGCGTTCAACGCAGCGCCCTGGTGAAGCCCCTAATGAGCAGGGGATTTCAGCCATGGGCCCGCAAGGATTCGAACCTTGGACCAAGGGATTATGAGAGAAATGGTAAAATCCTTTGGTGTTTTTGATCTATCCAACGGTATCATGCTCAGGCATCACACCTGATGTCCGGGGGCCGGGTCGCAACCGGCCCCCTCTTTCTTCCCACCAATAGTCCCGGCCGGCGGTACGCCCTTTCAGGCACTGGCCGCCGGCCGGGTTTCCAAGAAATAACGCGCATCGCGTAAAGAGACCGCTGCGGATATCCTCCAAGAAGGGCATGATCCACAGTCCCCGCCGAGTGAAAGTTCGACCGGTAGCCGGTCCAATCGCGGTCTCGCCCCCAGCCGCTGGGCGATCCGTCCGGCGGCCGGGGGATTGAATCCTCATCCCCGATGGCGACGTGGAGTGCCTTCAATCTTGCTGATTGTTGGGCCGGATGGCTGATGGGGAGATTGCGGCAAGAGAAGCAGAAGCCCCTCCCGTTGCAGCCGCGAGCAGAATCGGGCACCCCATCCGGCCCAATGCTTTGCTCTGAGCTGGCGGTGGCATGGCATGTTGTAGGCTTGCCAAATCCGCACGGTGCAGCCGCCGGGTCAACCGTGCCCGCCAGCATCCTGGCTTTTCATCATTCCCTTCGCTATATCTCCCATCACGACGGCAGGCGGCATGCGGGAAGTGATAAGCCGGGCGGTCGGGTTTACAGCCGTCCAACTGGCTAAGTTCGACGCGGCGTCACCTTCGGTGGGTGTGCCGGGTCGCGCAAGGAAGTACCGCGGACACCGAGCCGCCTGCCATTTTGACCTCGTTTCGGATTTCGGATTTCGAAATTCGGATTTACTCCGCCGCGGCCTCGGACGCGGTGGAGTCTGATCGTCGCCCACGGGAATCACGGAATTGTGCGTGCAGTTCTGTCCCTATCAGTCCCCGTGGGCAGAGTGTAAACCGCCCCAGACCAACGGCCAGGATCCGGGGTGTTACCAGGCCGGGCAGGAGGCCCGGACAACCCGGCCTCTGCGGCGGTCACGGACGGCCGCTGCGGGGCCGTCGTGAATTGAAGAGTGGCAGGAAGGAGAATTATGCGTATGACACTTGCGTCGATCATTCTGTTCGTGGGCATCGGGTTTGCCATCGGGGTTGCGGTCTGCGCGATCCGCGCCGAGGCGGCGGGGATCGCCCGGTGTGAATCATGCGAGATGCTGAACGCCGACGCCGACCGGATGCTGGCCGAGTGCGAGGGCGTGGAGGATGCCGGGGCCGAGTCCACGCTGCCGCCCCGCGTGACGCGGGCGATTCGCCCCGACGCGAAGCGGCGCTTCGGGGAGGCCGCCGATGCGATCCCGCAAACCGGCAACTGCCAACCGTCAACCGACAACTTGCTCGCTGGTACCTGTGTCTGGATCGATCTCGACATCATCGAGCATTTGGAGACCGGCGGCCTGCCGTCCGAGAAGGATCGGGACGAAGCGGTCGGCCGAGCCGGGGAGCGGGGCCGCTACCAGATCACGGCAGCGGCGTGGCGTGATGCGATGGATTGGCTCAAGTCCCGCCGCGGCTACAAGGTTTCCTGGCTGTTCGAGGCCCGGGCCCACGACGGCGGCTACGCGCGGGTGATCGCGGGGACGTACCTCAACGAGGTCCTGCCGCGTCAACTGACGTGCGCGAGGTTGGACGCCCACGATCGAACCGGCCCGGTTCCCGACAGTTGGTACGCCCGCGTGGCGGCCTACAACGCGGGCGCCCGGCGGGTGCGTGAGGCGTACGCGGCGTGGAAGGCCGAGGAGGGTACGGCGCTGCCCTGGACGGCGTTCCTGCCGGAGCCCACGATTGCGTACCTCGCCCGCTACGCGGCGGCGGCGGACAAGGTCGCGGGTATTCGGTAGCCGGTAGCCGGCAACTGGGAACTAACAACTGACTACTGTTTTTGAAAGGAGTCGCATGGGACGCAGGAGATCGACGGAGGCGAAACAGCCGAAGCGCAAAGCTGTGAAGGTCCGGCTCTGCCAGCGGCTGAACGCCGGGCAGGTGACGGAGCCGTATCGGATCATGGAGTCGGTCATCGACCAGAAGCGGTCCGACTTGAAAGACGTCAAGGTTGGGATCGCCTGGCACAAAGGCTGGCGTCCGGATTCCGATGGGGTCCGCACGCACGGCAAGTGCGTGAAGCGGTCCGAGCTCGACCGGGCAATGGACAGCTTTGATTTTATGATTGTCCTCTCGGAGACCTCATGGCAGGCGTTTGATGACGCGGGCAAGGAGCGGCTCATCTATCACGAGCTCGAGCACGCCCAGGTCTGTGTGGACAAGAGCGGCGAGCCGATGTTCGACGACAAAGACCGGATCGTGACGCGGATCAAGCGGCACGATGTGGCCGATTTCTCGTGCGTGATCGAGCGGTACGGCCTGCCGCCGGCACTGAGGGACATGGCCGAAATGAACGATGCGGAACGGCCCCTGCTGGCCCTGGCGGAGAAAAAAACTTCCGCCACACCCGACGCGCAGCGGCGCTGCGGGGGGGCCACAGAGGGCACAGAGGAGAAATCAGGGATAGAAGCGATCGTGGTGAGGTTCACCGGGCTCAAACTCGTTTCCTGTACGATTGATCTGAGGCAGGATTCAAAGGGCTGGTGGTTGGGGTACAGCGTGCGGCTCGGCAATTACACGCAGGAGTCGCCATTGGCCGAGTGCACCGATCCCTTGCCGACGCAGGCCAAATGTCTCTTGGCGACCAGGGGCTGTATCATCGATTGGCTCGCCTCGCTGCCGAATAACGGCAAGGCGGATCAGAAGCGGGCATTCGCCGCGAGAGTGGAGAGTATGCGGGAGCAAGTGACGGCTGCCCTCGATGAGAAGATTCGCGGTGGGGTTGTTTTGGATGATGACGAAGAAGACGCCGATGAAGTGCTGTTCGAAGAGGACGCGGGCCCGGCCGTCTGATATTGCATCGGCCGCTGTCTGTCCCGTGGTCTACGACACGGACCTCGACCTCGGGTGGACGCTTCGGCGGGTCGATCCGAGCCGATTGCCGTGGGACACGCCGGGCGCATGGTGGGCCGATGTGCTCGTGACGTTCGAGAGCCAGCTCGGTCCCCGCGAGGACTGGTACGAGATGGGGTTCGTCTTGCCGCCGGGCGATTCGACCCTGTTCGGCCGGCTCAAGAAGATCGGGGAGTTGTGCTCGCGGATCGGCGGCGAGCGGGCGGTGGTCTCGCGGATCATGCCGCCGATGGACATCGCGACGATTCGATGGCTCCAGGTCTTCAACGCGGCGTTGGTCCGAAACCGTGCCGAGGACCGCAGGGCGATCTTCGGGTCCGACGCGGAGCGGCGCTTCGAAGAGGATCAGCGGTTCGATCCGCAGACACACTTGCCCCTGCGAAGGCAGGGGGCGGCGCAGATGGACGCAGATAACCAACAAGCAACAACGAGAAACGAATGACAACCGACAACCGACTACCGGCTACCGACAACCTGCCTTGCGACAACAGCGGTCAGTATCTGGATATCTGGGGCGACGGCCGGGCGACGAAGACCAAAGAGCGTAAGAGCTTTTTCCGCAGGCTGGCGGAGAAGAAGGGCTCGCCGCGGATCGACTGGGAGGAAGTGTTGTTCGTTCATAAATCGGAAATCGCAAATTTCTGAAAGGAGTTGTCGATGAAGGCACGGATGCTGTGGTGGTTGGTGGTTGGTTGTGGGTTGATGGTTTCGGTCTGCGGCTGCGTCACGGCGGTGGACCCGGTGACAGGGGAAAAGACCGTGGCGGTGGACCCGAACTCGCCCATCGTGGCCGGGGGCGAGATGGTGGCCCAGGGGGTTGCGGCGGTGGGCCCTTTCTTCGGGGCGGTGGGGGTCCTGATTGCGGGGATCGCGACGGGCGTGCTGGCCGCCTGGCGGAAGATCAAGCCCTCGCTGACCGAAGCGAAGGCCGTGGCGGTGCAGTACCACGCGGCGGCGTCGGCGACGGTGACCGCTCTGGAATCGTTCAAGGCGACGAACCCGGTGGAGTGGGGCCGGCTCGGGGAGCTGATCTCGGAGCAATTGACGAAGCAGAAGATCCCGCCCCTGGTGGTCGAGAATGTGATCCGGGCGATCCGCGGCCTGCCGCCGAAGGCGTGACGCGCATGGGGCTCGCGGGCCGGATCGGGCGGGTTCTGGCGTTGCCGCTGGTGGGGGTTGTCATCCTCGCCGGCTGGGTCTACCGCTGGTGGCGGCCGGGGAACCGCAACGGCTTGCCGTGAAGAATCGCATTTTTCGCTTTGGGCCAAGGCATGGCAATCATTAGAAAAGCTGTGGGACTAAATCGCCCGGGTCGCAGCGAGGTCGATATCGCCGGTGCCGTCGTGGCGTGGCTTCGGGATCGCGGCTGGACCGTATACCAGGAAGTGCGGATCGGCTACGCAGGCCGCCGGATCGACATCGTCGCCGAGTTGGATCGACGGCTGTGGGCCGTGGAATGTAAACGGGTGCACGGGTGGGACGTCGTCGAGCAGGCGATGTATTGGCTCGGCTCCGCGCATTGGGTGAGCGTCGCGACTGCCGGACGGTTGCGGCGGACCGTGCCGCGGCAACGGTTCCACGAGATGCTCGGTGTCGGCTGGCTTCATGTCGGGCTCGATATCGAGGAGATCGTCGGCCCACGACTAACCCGCACTCTGCGGCACTCATTCGGTTTGCGCGATTACCTGACCGAGGCCCAACAGACCGTGGGAACCGCAGGCAGCCAAACCGACTACTATTCGGACTTTCGCGACACGAAGCGTCGCATCGTCGAACTGATCCAGCAGCGGCCCGGGATATCGATGAGGGAAATCGTGGACCACGGGGGCGGTTATCATTACGGCTCATCGAGCACGGCAAGGGCATCGCTGGCGAAATGGATCGGCAAAGGCGTGATCCCCGGCATCGAATCGCGGCGTGACGGTCGGATCACGCGGTACTACCCCATGGCCCAGGCGGACCGGGCCGGGAGTCTCGAACGAATTTAGCCACAGAGAACCACAGAGGGCACAGAGAAATGATCGCAAAAAAGACGGTGGATTTGGAGAAGCTCGCGGCCCGGATCGCGAGGCGGCTGTGCACGGACAGCGACGGCCGCCGGGCTGTGCGGCTGGCGATGATGCACAAGGTCCAGGGGGAGCCGGGCGAGAGGGAAGGCGGCGGCCGGTGTGGGGGCGTCATCCGGGACATCATCATCGAGGAGCTGCTGGCCCAGGCCGAGCGGGTGGGGTTGAAGGTCGAATGATCAGGAATAGGCGAGGCGGTTGCATCTATTTTCGGAGTCGCTTGCGAAAGCGGCCCGAAGGTCCCCAACTGGTCCCGGAATCCTTTTGGACTCGGTTCGGGGCCGATACCGCGATCGTCGATACGAACTGGGACCCGCCGCGGGTATCGACCTGGTCGGACGTCGGCGTCGAGAAGCGCCGCCGGCAGGCGGAGCGGGTCGATCGGAAGCGCGGATGTTGGGATCAGACCACGATTCGCCCGGTCTGTCTGTGGGTCTTCCATTGTCCCGGCCTCGGCGGCTGTTATGAAGGCTGGTGGACGTACCTCTATTGGCGTGGCGGGGACAGCGGTAAATATCTGGACCGCGATGAGCAGAGAATCCGGCAGTTGATGGACTTGTTCCCGATGGCCGATGGCACACTGTTCGGGCCGGCGCTCACACACGAGCAGTGGCAGATCCGGTTCGCCAAGGCGTTCTGCTGCCGCAATGCAGACGGCACGCCGCGAAAGCACGCCGGCCGAATCCAGGGCAAGGCGCTGCTGTGGGCCGAGTTCCACGGCGGCTACCCGTACCGCATTCTCGGCCGGGCGTACACCAACAACCCAAAAACGGGGATGATGGGATCCACAGATTCCGCAGATTTTCGCAGATGAGGTACGACGGATGACGGCGGAAAAGAATTTGAGAGTATGTGCCGGCTGTTCTGACTTTTGCCGTGATCTCGGGTTGCCGCGGCATGGGACGTGTTTGAACCGGAAATCCGAGCACTATTGCCACGTGATTAGTGACATGCACCAGGCATGTGAACAGTGTTCGAGAAAAGAAGAATAAGGGTGTGTTTTATGAAATCTGCGAAAATCGGCATAATCTGCGGATTGGCCCTCTTTCTGCTGGCTCCGTTGCTGGTCGGCCAGCCCGCGAGGGTGAACCATCCGCCGGTCGTGTTCGCGGCCCCGGATGCGTTGCTGCCGTACCTGCCGGCGATCCGGCGTGAGCCGGTGTTCCGTGAGTGGCTGCTGCGGCATCCGACGACGAAACGTCCGCTGTCGGACTTCATCGAAGACACAAACGAGCCGATGACGGACCGGCAGCGGGCTTGGCAGTTCCGGGAGAAGATCAGGGATCGTCGCGAAAGATAAGAAGTATGGACAGAGAAATCAAGTTCCGGGCGTGGGATAGAAATCGCAAAATCATGCTCTACCCGCCGCCTCCAATAGACAGCATGATCATGGCGCGTGAGGGTTCACCTGGAGGTAAGCACGCCAGAATCCCGAATGGCACGGAGACAAGATCGTTCCCGGCGTACATGACGTGGGATGGCCGGTGCTATATCGACGGCATCTACCAGGATCTCAAATGGCTGCAATTCACCGGCCTATGGGATGCGAACGGCAAAGAGATTTGGGAAGGCGACATTGTAATAGCACCCGGCGCCCGGCAGGCGATGGCTGTGCAGTATCAAGCCCCCAGCTTCATCATGCGAGCCAAGACGGCATCGGGGGGTTGGTCCAAAGCGTGGTCCGAATTCGTTCTATCGCCGAACCAAAAACAGTTCCAAGAGGTCATCGGGAATGTCTGCGAGCATCCCGAACTTCTTGGGCATGATACCTGATATATTTGGAAAGTGAAAGGAGTCACACATGAAACGAGCATTTCTGGTTCTGGGCATCGTGGCGGTCGTGGGGCCGCTGGTCATCAAGGGGATCGCGTACGAGCAGGTGTACGTGCCGGCAACGGGCCTGGACATGAGCAGGATCGCCATCGACCCGGTGACGAACGAGCCGGCCCTGCTGCTAAAGCTCCAGCGCTACGCGGGTCAGCCGGTCACGATTGTCGGCGTGCTGCGGGATGAGGACAACGAGCCGAACGCGGCGGAGCCGAACTATCCGCCGCAATCGCTGAGCATCTGGCGGGACACGCCTTCCGGCCGGATCGATCTGCCCTTCGACGCGGCGGGGGCCTACCAGTTCACGGTCACCTACACCGACGGCGGCTGGCACTACGAGCAAGTGGCCTGGACAGATGGGATCGCGACGATGCACGGCACAGTGGCGATCCACACCCGCGTGAACCATCGGCCGGTCAACGTCTGCGGCGGCCAGCCGTGAGTCAGGGCCGTACCGGAAGCCGGGTCATGGAGCGCGTCGATCATCGAACCGAGGAGATTGTTGCACACCATACGAGCAAGGTCCAAACGAAGATGCGATTGGCCTATGCGGCCCTGTTTACGAGCGGTACGAAGCGGACCATCCAGGACGACTTCAACCTGACGAAACGCGAGGTGGACGTGGCGTGGCTCGTGATGAAAGGCATGAGCAACACGGAGGTTGCCGATCTGCTACGTATCCGCCTGGGCACGGTCCAAGCCTATCTCTGGCACGCCTGCGCCAAGATGGGCGTCCACAACCGGCAGTTGCTCACACTCAAGATGGCTCTCGCCAGTGGAACGATCCGCGGAATCGAGGTCGAGGAGAAGTTCCACGAGCCGTGAAGATTAAGGGCAACGATCCCGATTGTTACGGCCTGTTCGACGCGGCCCATCCGGGCGAGGAGCGTAGGCTCTACATCGCCCTGGCCCGTCAGCCCGCCGGCTGGCGTAAGGCCAGGGCCCGGCGGATCAGGAAGTACCGCCGCCGGGCGGCCCGGCAAGTGGCGTTGTTTCAGGAATCAGACCGAGGAGCGGCATAATGGCTAAGACGAAGATCCCATGGTGTGACGTGACGATCAATCCGTTCCCCGGCTGCCGCAAGGTGAGTCCCGGCTGTGAGAACTGCTACGCGGAGGCGATGGCGAAACGGCTAAAAGCGATGGGGCAATCGAAGTACGAAAACGTGGTCAACCTTGACGGCTGGACGGGCCGCAGCAGTTGTGCCGGCATCAATGTGATGCGAGTGCCGGGCAAGGGCAAGCGGGTGTTCGTCGAGAGCATGGGGGACCTGTTCTACGAGCGCAACCCGTTCGTCGGAGGCATCGACAGGGTCTACAGTATGATGCTGGATCAGCCCCAGCACACATTCCTGGTCCTCACCAAGCGGCCGGAGCGGGCCTTGGAATACTACCAGGGCGTAGATCGGGATCAGGAGGAGTGCTATGAGCCGAACCCAATAGCCTATGCCCCGCATATTTGGCTTGGCACTACCTGCGAGAATCAGGAGTGGGCCGACAAGCGGATTCCGATTCTGATGCAGATCCCGGCGGCGGTGAGATTTGTGAGTCTGGAGCCGCTGCTCGGGCCGGTGAACCTGCGAAGGCATATCTGTGGCTGGATGAGGTGTCGCGCCTGCGGGGCATATTTGAAGATGCCAAAGGTGGGATTGCCGCGGTGTGATTGTCCCCGATTCATGGGCGGCCGTTTAGGGACCAGATCGTTCTCCGCTCTGGAGGTGCTCGATTGGGTCATCGTGGGCTGCGAGAGCGGCCCGAAGCGGAGAGAGTGTCAGCAGTACTGGGTTGTGGATGTCGTCAAACAGTGCCACCAGGCGAACGTTCCCGTGTTCGTCAAGCAGATCAGCGATTTCGGCGAGGTGGTCCACGACCCCTCGCGGATCGGGGCATATCTCGGCGAGCGGGTCGAGGACATTCAGCAATGGCCCAAAGGATTGGAGGTTTGACGTGCGGGAGCTGTATCCAAACGGTGGCAAGGGCGGCCGGTCCGTGGGCGGCCGGTACGTCACGGTGACCAGCGTGGGCAACCTGTCGATCAGCGATGGTCTGCTGAAGGACTGGCCCACCAAGATGGAGTACGCCAGGATCGAGCGGGACGCCGAGGCCCGGCTGATCTTCCTGGCGCCCGCGGCCGGTGCGGTTCCGGGCTCGCTCAAGATCATGCTGCCGGGCAACGGCAAGCGGCGGGGCGTTCAGGGCCGGATCGGCACGCAGGCGGGGTTACGGGCATGGGGCTGGGTTCCGCCTACGACGACGATGTACGAGGCGCGATGGGAGGCGGGTGAGATCGTAGTGGACCTGAATCGGCAGTGGGGCGGTTCGCGGGCTGTGACAGAGGAAACCACGAAGGACGCGAAGAGTACGAAGGAAGCGGACCCTGAATCACCAACAACCAACCACCAGCAACCACCTGCTATGCCCAAGCGGACCTGCGAGACCTGCGTACACCGTAACGGCGTGCGGGTCTGCCGCAGTGAGCGGTCGGCGAAGTTCGGGTTCTACGTCGGTGCCGCGAACGGCTGCGACCAGCACGCGCATCGCCATCCTCCGGCAGAGGCTGTAGCCGGAGAGGCTGTAGGCTGCAGGGGTAATGGTCAAACGCCAGCAACCAACAACGAACAACCAACCACCGACAACCGGCTACCGACTACCGAAAAAAGCTCCCGCCCGCGAGCGGACTGTCCCGAGTGCGGTCACAATCTGCCGGTCACCGGCAAGGGGCTGCTCCCACATGATGTCGATGGAGTGGTCTACGCTGGCGGCCGTGGAGACGACACCCGCCGATGCCCCGGCAGCAACGCGCAGGTACGCCACAAAGGCGGGGAGGATCGGGATTGAATGTGGATCATCCCCCGGCACTCACGGTTCTCAGCCTTTGCAGCGGGTACGGCGGACTTGAGCTCGGATTGGCCCGAGCACTGGCGAACCCTCTGCGAGTCATTGCAGTGGAGGTCGAAGCCTACGCCCTGGCGAACCTGGAAGCAAAGGCTGCGGAAGGTCGCTTGGCTGTCGAGGCTCTGTGGCCGGACGTGCGAACCTTCCCGGCGGACCGATTTCGAGGATGCTTTGATTTCATCCTTGCAGGCTACCCGTGCCAACCGTTTTCCCTGTCGGGCCGGCGGAAAGGGACACAGGATGTCCGATTCATCTGGCCGGCCATCGCGGGGATTGTTGATGCGGTCCGTCCCGAATTTATTTTCCTCGAAAACGTGCCATCTCATCTCAATAAGGGATTTGACGTCGTCGCCGCAAGCCTGGAGGCGATGGACTTCGTCTTTGCGGTTGGAGTCCTTGGCGCGTATGAAGTGGGCTCTGGCATCGAGCACGGTCACAGGATGTTCGTACTGGGCCAGGCCGCGGGCCGAGGGGGACGCAAAGTCCTCCGCCTATCAGAGGGATCGCGGCGACCCGGCCCGTCCTCGCCTGACACTGGTGGGACCAGTGAAATTCTGGGCGAGGCCGACGGTGAGCGATTTCAGGGTGTCGGGGGGCAATCAGTGCCGCCGGTTGGTGAGCGAGGTCTTAGAGTGGCCCCGCAAGGAGTCTTCCAAAATGGGTGGGAGGCGAAGCGTTATGTTGAACCCGGATTGGGTCGAGCAGTTGATGGGTCTTCCTGCCGGGTGGACCGCCTTCGCCTGCTCGGAAACGGGGTCGTGCCCGCCCAAGCGGAAGAGGCGTTCCGGATGCTGATGCAAGAGTTTTCACCCACAGAGGGCAGTGAATGACTCGGGCGGATCCTCGAATCATGGCCGATGCGGACCGGATCGTGGAGCGGCTGCGGACCACGCAGGTCACGCAGGCGGCCCTGATGCGGGAATACCGCTGCGGCCACGCGGCGTTGATGGCCGCAGTCCTGAGCCGGATCACGCGGGGGCCATGGCGGCGGATCGCCCGGCAGAAGCTCGCCGCCGGCGGCCATGCGGGCCGGTTTCGCAAGGGCCACGCGACGTGGAACAAAGGCCGCAAAGGGCGCAGCTACCCCGGCTGCCGGGCCACCCAGTTTCGGCCCGGGGTTCTGCGGGGCCAGGCGGCCCGCAACTATCGTCCGGTCGGTACGATCCTGGTGTGCCCCGGCGACCCGAAATGGTCGCGGCGTAAGCGCCAGCCGATGCGGCTGATCAAGGTGCGGGACGAGGGGAAAAAGTCCCGGCAGTGGATTCCATACGCCCGCCACCTGTGGCAGCAGGCGCATGGCCCGGTCCCGCCAGGCCGGTTCGTGGTGCACGCCAACGGCGATTCGATGGATGACCGGCTGGAGAACCTCATCCTGCTGGACCGCCGCGAGCATATGCTCCGGCTGTATAGCCGGCCGCAGGTCATCGCCCGCTGCCGTGCTGCGGCGGCGAAGGCGACGAGGGGGCGCCATAGGATGTGCCGGATGAAGAAACAGGCCGGTCTGGTGGTCAAGGCTCGAAAGCCCCGCCGGACCATCTGGGAATGTGTGGGCTGCGGCGGGGAGTTCGCCGAGGCTGTGGCTCCGTGCCCCAAGTGCGGTGGTCTCGCGATGGAACGGAGGCAGATCGCATGATTCGAGTTTTCGCGTATCTCTCGAAAACACCTTCAGCCACAGAGTTCGCAGAGGGCGAAGAGAAATGAGATTCTGGACTGGCGTAATCATCGGTCTGTCGCTCGGGCTGTTGTGGCTTGAGTCGGTGTCCTCCTTGCTGGCTCTTCTCTGTGCTCTCTGTGCCCTCTGTAGCATATTGATTGTTCTCGGCGTAGTCGTGTACATTATTGAGTCGGCGCCCTCCTTGCGGGCTCTTCTCTGTGCTCTCTGTGCACTCTGTGGCTGCTTGATGGTTCTGCGCCCGTGGAAACCGGGGGGCGACGATGGATAGGCTCTGTGGCTCGCTGCGATCGAGGGTTGGGGGTTGGAATCGTGTGCGGCGGCGGCCCGCCTATGCGGGCCGTGCGCGCCAGTGGATGGATCGGTGGATGGCTAAGGAATCGAAGGCCAAACGGACAAGATCGGCGCCGTCCCCGGCGGCGGCGGTGACGGACAAGGCGAGGCATCGCTTCCCCTGGCCGGCGAACCCGGTCCAGCGGTACAGTGGGGACTCGCCCTGGCTGGCGGTGGTCAACGCGAGGGGTCCGTGGGGCGTTTGGCAGCACCGCAGGATCGCCCCCCCCTGGCTGCCGTGGTGCCGGTCGCTGTGGGCCAAGGCATTCTGGGAGCAGGCGGACGATGGGCTCAGGGTCTTCTGCTGGCGGATATGGCAGGCGGCGGCCGATGAGAGCGTATGGGGGATCATCTGGGGCGACCCGGTCCGGCTGTGCCGGTTATGGAGGTTCGAGCCGGCAGTGTTCAACGCCCGGCTGGAGGCGATGCTGGCCGCCGGGTTTTTGGCCTACCTGACCGATGCCGAGCGGGACGCCGCGATGACCTGGCGGCCGGGCAAGGCCGGATCGAACGGCGCACAGCACCCGGCGCACGGCGACAGTGGGGAAGGGGATTCTTATGTAGGGGGGGGTAGGGGGGGGTCTAATTCTGGGGTTGGGGCACAGATTACAGGGACAGAGACAGGAGACAGGGACAGAGAGAGAGACAGCGACAGCGACAGTGCACAGCAGGTTCCAGGTCTTCTTAGCGCGCGCAAGTCTTTGCAGGTTCCAGGTTCAGAGCCGACAGCGACAGAGACAGGTACAGGCACAGGGATAGACACAGGCACAGCGATAGCCACAGACACAGCACAGCATAGTGAGCAGGCACAGGCACAAGCCACAGAGCCTGCGAGCCTGCCGAAATCTGACCGGGTTCAGGAAGGGGCTATCCCATGCCCTCAGCAGGGCCGCCAAGCGGGGCATCCGCCGAAATCTGACCACGGGGCCGGGCACGGGCCTCCTCGCACTACAGAGGGCGTGAGAGGCCCTCAGCACAAAGCCCGGCCCCCGTCAGTTTCCCGGCCATCCCGCAGGCGGGGTGAACGTCTCGATGCCAGCCGGATCGGGGACGTGCTGGGATGGTGCAACCCGATGGCGGTCGATTTCGGGCGGGGGATGTACGAGGCGATCACGGGCCACGCCCCGCCGGCGGACCTGACGGCGGCGCCGGAGTCGGTCCGTGGCGATGTGGGGGTGTGGGTACACTACTGGGTGACCGAGGTCGAGCGGCTGTGCCCCGCTGGGCGGCTTCGGGAGTTCGCCGAGCGGTGTTATCGGGACGTGGCGAAGAAACGCAAGGTGCGGGGGATCAGAAACCTGGGTCGGGTGGCGCGGGCACGGATCGTGCCGGGCATCCTGGCCGCGATGGTTCGTGAAGGGGCAGGTGTGACATGACGGAGATCATCGGGGCGGTGGCGGGTGTGCTGGCGGTGGCGGGCGTGGTGCTGAACAACCGCCGGCTGATCTGGTGTTTCCCGGTGTGGTTCGTCTCGAACGGGATCTGCTGCGGCCTGCACGCCCACGCGGGACTCTGGTCGCTGGCGGCTCGGGACGCTGTGTTTTTGGTCCTGAGCGGCGAGGGCTGGTTTCGGTGGGGCAGAACATCGCCACAGAGGCGGGCAGAACAATGAGCGACGAGGTGGCTGTCATGGACGATCAGACGGGGATTCCAGAGGAGAGTGCGGCCAACGTCCGGGAGGGGACCTTCTCGCTGAATCCACCACAGCAATACCGGCATACGGTTCTCGACCGATTCCCTCACGATCCGGGCGCATACACCCAAGGGCTCGTCTTTGAGGACGGCTTCCTGTACGAGGGTACGGGGCTCTACGGACGCTCCAGCCTGCGCAAGGTCGATCTGACGACCGGGATGGTCCTGCAGCGCCGCGACCTGCCCGCCAGCCACTTCGGCGAGGGCATCACGATCTTTGGCAATCGGATCATCCAACTGACGTGGCGGTCGCACGTCGGCTTCGTGTACGACAAGGATACCTTCGCTCTCCTGTCGCAGTTCCAGTATCCGACGGAGGGCTGGGGCCTGACCCACGACGGCGAGCATCTGATCCTGAGCGACGGGACCGCAACGCTTCACTTCCTCGACCCCAATACATTCGAGGAGGTCCATCGTCTGAGCGTATTCGACGCCGCCGGTCCCGTGGTCTACATCAACGAGTTGGAGTACATCAAGGGCTACATCTACGCGAACATCTATCTGACGGATCGGATCGCGATCATCCACCCACGGACCGGCGCTGTGACCGCATGGATCAACCTGGCCGGCCTGGGACCCCATGCGGCCCAGACCGGCTACGTGCTCAACGGGATCGCATACGATGCGCAAGGCGACCGGCTCTTCGTCACCGGAAAGATGTGGCCTGAGCTTTCCCAGATCGAGCTGGTCATCCCCGCGTCGGGCGATCTCGTCCGAGACGACCACGTCGATCTGGCGGACTTCGCGGTCCTGGCCGCCGCCTGGCGCAACAACGATGGGGACGCCCAGTGGAATCCGCTGTGCGATCTCTCGCGCCTGCCGGACGGCGTCGTCGATCCACTGGATTTGGCTGCACTCGTCGAGTACTGGCTAAGAGACCCGGGCCTGGCGAGCGCAATGCAGATTCCAGATTCAGGCGCGCGCGAGCAAGAGCAAGAGCAAGAGCAAGAGCAAGCAAGCCAAGCAGAGCAAGCCAAGCCCAAGTCAAGCAAGTCAACCGGAGCACAGCAAGTCCCAAGCGAGCCTGCGAGCCTGCCGAAATCTGACCGGGTTCAGGAAGGGGCTATCCCAGACCCGCCGCAGGGCGGCAAACCGGGGCATCCGCCGAAATCTGACCACGGGGCCGGGCACGGGCCTCCTCGCACTACAGAGGGCGTGAGAGGCCCTACGCACAACGCCCGGCCCCCGTCAGTTTCCCGCCCTCGTGCCAGGCGGGCAGAACGTCTCGATGCCAGCCGGATCGGGGACGTGCTGGGATGGTGCAACCCGATGGCGGTCGATTTCGGGCGGGGGATGTACGAGGCGATCACGGGCCACGCCCCGCCGGCGGACCTGACGGCGGCGCCGGAGTCGGTCCGTGGCGATGTGGGGGTGTGGGTACACTACTGGGTGACCGAGGTCGAGCGGCTGTGCCCCGCCGGGCGGCTGCGGGAGTTCGCCGAGCGGTGCTATCGCGACGTGTGTAAGAAGCGCAAGGTGCGGGGGATCATTAGCCTGGGCCGCGTGGCGAGAGGCAAGTCAGACGACCCAGACAAGCCGGGCATCGTGCCGGGCATCCTGGCCGCGATGGGCAAGACGGATTGAGTAAAGGGATGAAGTATGGGGTGCAAACATCGATGGAAGATACTGTCTGACGTGATCTTGAAATCGGGCTACGAAGATGGGTTTCTCAACGGGCAGATAGGGAAAGTCAAGGGTGACGTGCGACCGGTTTTACAGAAAGTCCACTCACTCACGATTGTCTGTGAGTTTTGTGGACGTGTGAGGCATTACCGGGAGGCGAGTTTCACGAATGAGTGACTCAAAAGGAGACATGAGATGTCGATGACTGCGGGACAATTCGCGAAACAGATTGGGGTGGACGTACGGGCTCTGCCGAATCTCACGAGGCTCGACGCCTGGGGCAATTCGGGGATCACGGACGCGGGACTGTCGCACGTGCCGAATCTCACGAGGCTCGACGCCTGGGGCAATTCGGGGATCACGGACGCGGGACTGTCGCACGTGCCGAATCTCACGGCGCTCTACGCCTGGGGCAATTCGGGGATCACGGACGCGGGCCAACGGATGGTGGCCGCGAGAAGGGGAGTTTGAGCATGACGGAGATCATCGGGGCGATGGCGGGTGTGCTGGCGGTGGCGGGCGTGGTGCTGAACAACCGCCGGCTGATCTGGTGTTTCCCGGTGTGGTTCGTCTCGAACGGGATCTGCTGCGGTCTGCACGCCCACGCGGGTCTATGGTCGCTGGCGGCTCGGGACGCCGTGTTCCTGGTCCTGAGCGTCGAGGGCTGGTTTCGGTGGGGCAGAACATCACCAAGTTCACGAAGAAGAAGTGAAAGGGCGAAATGATGGCAACAATCGAGTGGATCTCTGTAGACGACGTTCGTAAGCCGGATATTGCCGAGGGGGAGGAGTTCAGCGAGGATGTCTTGCTTCTGATCTGCGGGGAGGACAAGTATTGGTACGAACTCGGTTGTTGGTCCCGCGGTGGCCTCTTTGTACGCCACGACGACCCTGTGTGGTGTAGGGTCCGCTATTGGTCGCCGTTGCTCATTCCCGCCTTCCCGCCACGAAAGCAGCACCGCAAAGACCTGGCGGCGGTCGAAGCGGCTTTCGAGGCGGACGCGAAGGAATGTCGGCGAAAAGCGCCGCGGGGTTGATTTCATGGACGATCAGGCGGGGATTCCACAGGAGAGTGTGGCCGGCGGGCCGGAGGGGACCTTCGCGCAGGAGTGGACCTTCGCGACGAAGAGCCGGTGTCACTTTGCGGATTGCGAAAGTCTGGATACCGAGCAAACCTCGACGCAAGGGCAGATCCAATACCGCAAGTGCCGCCGCTGCGGCCGGACGTACAAGGTGCTGGGATGGAAGGTTTGAGGGGAATACAAGACGTGAAACGAGAAAGAAAAACTTTTCAGGATTGGTTGGTAGAGCAAACTGACCTTTGCAAGAGAGCGACAGACGGTCCCTGGGAATTCACATTTCTTAGTGGAACCAAGAGGGAGACGGAAACACTATTGAAATCAGCGAAGACGATAGCAGATATTCAAGCTGGCAGCACTGTGTTCGGGCTTGATTCGAAGGATAGGTGTGTCCTGCGTCTCAAGCCTTGCGATACCCCCAATCCCCTTTTGTCCGAGGATGCTGAATTCATCATGGAGGCTCGGCAATCATTGCCCAAGGCCATAGAGATCATTCGGGCCATCATGGAGGCCGCGTGTTATGGAACCTACCGGGAGGACTTCATCCCGATCGCCGAGCGGATCATCAATCGCAAAGACGATGTCAAACACCATTCTCAGTCTTGATCCTTCGAGCACGGTCTGCGGCTACGCCGTGCTGCGGCGGGACAAGCGGCTCATGATGCACGGTCTGATCACGCCGGCGTGCCGGTCGGACGGGAGCTACGACCGGGTGATGGGGATGGCGGATGACCTGGGCAGTCTGCTCGACGAGGTCCGGCCGGGCGTGGTGCTGGTGGAGTGGACCAAGGGCAAGGTGGGCCGGCGGCATGGCGGGCTGGGCGCCGGCTTGGCGGTCTATGGCTGCGGGGTGGGCGGGCTGGCCCGCGAGGCGTATCGATGGTGCCGCGGGCACGCGGGCAGCGAGCTGGTCCCGGTGTTGGAGAACGATTGGACGCGGGGACAATCGAAGGAGGCCCGCACGCTGGCGGTGGCGGGTCTGTACCCCCAGTACCGGCCCGGCGACGATCCGGGCGGGGATGCAGCCGATGCGATCGGGCTGGCGGTGTGGTGGCTGCGGGAGCGGATGATGTTGTTTACGGAAACGTAAAGTGGGGGATTGCCTCATCGGGCCTGAGCCCGCATGATGGCGGCGACAACTGAATACGCGGGTTCACCCGAGGGCCGGCCAGCCGGAGGGTGACGCAAGGCGGATATCAAGGCATTCGGGTGCCCGAACATCCGAGTGCCTTTTTGTTTGCGCCCGCCAAGAGGGACACATTGGAGTACACAGTGCCGAACGCCGCTCCAGTCTACCGACCTCATATCCTCGTCGGGTCACCCCGATCCTATAGCCCTGTTGTGTCACAAAGGCCCAGCGCGGCGGCTCGCGGCTACTCGGGCAAGCGGTGGCGTGGCACGGCCAAACAGGGCTACAGCGGGGGCCTTCGCGGGCGGGTGTTCCGTCGGGATGGCTATGTCTGTCAATTGTGCCATACGATGACGATCCCTGGCCACCCGGACAAGGGCTTGCATCCCCACTGTGACCATATCGTGCCCAAGTCGCGGGGCGGCAGCGACGACCTAAGCAACCTGCAGACGGTGCACTGGTCCTGCCACAGCGGCAAGACAGCGGCCGAATCGAGGGGTAGGGGGGGCAAAAACACACCAGGCCCGACCGCAGGAGAC